TTAGGCGTTGTTTTTGCTGTCTGGGGACATTTGGGGACTTGAAGATAAAAACGTCAATGCTATCTGGTCTTGTTCCTGTTCCTTTTCTTTCAACATGTGAGCATAAACATCTAAAGTGATGCGAGTATTTTTATGGCCAAGCCTTTTTGAAACGTAATCGATTGATACGTCATTGTATAATAAAAAGCTAGCATGTGAATGGCGTAAATCGTGAAATCTTATTCTCGGTATATCAAGCTTTTCTAAAATATAATTTAGTTTTCTGGAAAACTGTCTGTTGTAATAATGATTATAAAGTGGGAGAAGACTTTGCTGTTCATGTAAAACATTTTTTAATTCCTTGGTGATTGATATTGTGCGATGAGACTGTTTATTCTTTGTTTCTGTCACTTTTTGCACTGCGACCGAATAGGACTTTGATATAGATATTGTACTGTTTTTGAAATTTATATCATCGATAGTCAAAGCGGCTATTTCTCCAAGCCTAGCACCAGTTTCTAGAGCAATCAAAATGCCAAGGTCAGAATCACTGTCAATATGCTGATATAGATAAGATTGCAATTTGACAAAGTCTTGCGCAGATAAAACACCCTTATGTGCTCCGCTTTTAGTTGATCTAACTTTGACACGAGACCATATATCTTTCTTTATCAAACCGTCAATATGAGCGTCCCTTAGTGATGATTTTACAACGTCCCAGAATTTAGCAATAGTGGTGTAAGCGACTGTTTTACCGTATTCGTCCAGTTTGTCTTGGATAAGGGGAGTGGTTAACTGGTCTAACTTTATACCATCAAATAAATTGATAACACGATGATACTCACTTATATATCTAGCTTGCGTAGATTCTCTTATATCTGGTTTGCGATATCGTTCATACCATTCTAAAAAGTATTCAGGCAAGGTTATTTTAGCACGTGAAATGTCATATCCATCTATTTTAGAACTTTCTACTTTGACAGCCCATGCGGTTGCCTCTCGTTTTGTATTAAACGTTTTTGTTCTCTTTACACGATTGGCACCCTCAACAGCAGAAACAACGGCTCGCCATTTTTTGCCACGTTTTTCAAAACTAGCCATATAAAAAAGCCTCCTTAAAAAGAGGCGCATATCTGGTATAATTAGATAGAACGCCCCGTGCGTTTATAGTATACTTTCAGCACACCTTGTCCGTCCAAAGATTAGGGTGTGCTTTTTATTTGCTTATTTTAGAGACTTCATTGTCTATTATGTACGCCCAATCGGGCTTTGATTATTTACCAATATAATAATATTTTTTTGTCTCTATATGCTTGAATTAATACGAGTAGTCTTGAACCTTCGATATTTTGTAAGTTGCATCTTTATAAGACTGAACTTTATCTTGTGGTAGATACTCAAAAATTGTTTTCTGGATGCTTTCATCCGGTTGTAATTCAACTTCAATATACTCTGGATCACCAAGTTTTTCGGTATTTGAACTATAGGCTTGAACAGTGACGCTATAATTTATTTTCTTTGAAGAAGTATTTTTGATGCTGACTTCCATTTTTGTATCAATGTTTCCATAACCGTCATCGTTGGTTTGAAGTTGACCAATATTTATATCCATGTTCTTTAGATACTTATCTGTGTTATTGCCGTTTGTCTTATTTTCTGATTTCTTAACTGCTTTATCAGATTCTTTACTGGCATTTTCTAAAGCACTGCTGTAGCTTGACTGAGTAACGATAACGACAGCAATTGAAATAGAAGAAATAACAATTGCAACCAATGATAATAATTTTTTATTTTTTAGGTTCATTAACATCCCAATGATTCCCATAACCAATGAGACAATAGCAATAGCAAAACTTCCGTTATTTACAAAAGGCATCCATGAGCTAATTAATGCGATAATCCCTATAACAATCGCAATAATAGATAGCACTTTAAGCCGTTCAGGTTTTTTCTCGTTCATTTCTCAATCTCCCAAACCTTTTAATGTGGATATTCAGCACATAATATGTACACCGCATAGCGGTTTATAAAACGACAACACCGAAGATAGAACTCTCGTGGTTCTCATCAATCGGCATATCGTCGTATTTTTTGTTTAATGAAACGAATCGTGAGCCAGATTCATCACTAACGTACTTCTTAACGAAAGCTTGTTGATCGTAATCAGCAATAACAATCTGTCCCGAACGAACCTCTGTTGTTTTCTTGACAAATATAATTTGCTTATCATCAAACAAGGGAAGCATTGAATCACCGTTTACAACAACAGCAAAGTCATGAACAGGAACGTCACCATCATACTCAACGAGTTCTGGTTTACCATCTAATAAGTATTCACCAGTTCCGGCTGATACAACTCCATAAACGCTAACCTGTCTTTTTTCAAGAATAGGGAAAGCAATTACATTGTTTTGTTCATCTAATTGTTTGCGAGCATAGGCGACTACATTGTTTTTGCGGTTGGTATCAAGCTGATTATATATTGAAACGATATCATCATCTTGGGATAGTCCCAAAATATATTCGGGAGTTACACCTAAAGCCGAGGCAAACTCATTGACACGATTTAAAGGGAACTCACGTGTCCTGTTAAAGTATCTTGAAACAGCAGATTTCGCCATGTCTACTCGACGTGCCAATTCGCTGATGGAATAACCTCTATTATCAGTTAGTTCCTTAATTAGGTTGACTATTTCATCATTAGTGCGCATCTACATTTCTCCATAAAAGTGTTTTTTTACATTATACCACCGTTCCCATAAGTATACAAATAAAACCCAAAAAAGAACAAAAACTATTTTTATTTGCACAAAGTGTTGACATACGAGAACGACAGTTGTATATTAATTGTGTACCCGAAAGAGAACGAAAGGAGGAGACGAGATGAACGTAAATTTAAAAAGGTTAAAAGCCGAGAGAATAGCGAACGGGTTAACTCAAGATGAAATGGCTAATCGTATGGGCTGGAAATCAAGAACGCCATATGCCAAACGAGAATTAGGGTTAATTCCAATTGGCGCTGACGAATTGGCAAGGGCGGCAGAAATTTTAGGGTATGATACAAATTCCTTAGGTATTTTTTTTACTCTAAGTGTTCTCAAAAAAGAACGAAAACAACCGGCATAGAAAGGAAGTGATCAGATGACAAAAGGCTGGGAGCTTACCGAAGAGCGTAAGCAACAAATAAAGACCTATAACGAAATTGGTTGGCCTGCTTCACTAACTATTCCAATTTTAGAGCTTTACGAACAAATGAGCATTACGGCAATTAGGAAACATTTCCTAAGCCGTCCAGACGCACCGTATATCAAGTTCGACCAACGTGGGGGTGTTATTCCTAGGCTAGCTTGGGAAAAATTCAAGGCATGCATGAGCGTTGGCAAAACATACGAAGGTGAAATTTAGAAAGGTAAACAGTATGGAAGAAATTATCAAGATTAATCAAAACGAACAAGGCGAAGCTCAAGTAAGTGCACGTGAATTGTATCAGGCACTAGAAGTTAAGAAACGTTTTAGTGCATGGTTTGAAACAAACGCCAAACAACTAATTGAAAATGAAGATTTTACCAGCGTACTTTCAGGTACGGAGGTTCAAAACAACGGCGGTACACAATTACGTCAATTACAAGATTATTCATTAACAGTTGATGCTGCTAAGCAAATTGCGTTGATGTCTGGAACTGAAAAAGGCAAGCAAGTTCGAATGTACTTCATTCAAGTTGAAAAAGCATGGAACAGCCCAGACCAGATTATGGCGCGTGCATTAACTATTGCACAGATGAAATTAGATCATAAGGATAACTTGATTGCTGAAATGAAACCTAAAGCATTGTTCGCTGATGCAGTTAGCGCAAGCCAAACCAGTATATTAGTTGGCGAACTAGCTAAGTTGTTGAAACAGAATGGCATTGATACAGGTGCAAACCGATTGTTTACCTGGTTGCGTGAGAGTGGTTATCTAATTCGTCGTAAGGGAACAGACTACAACATGCCAACTCAAAAGAGTATGGAAATGGGATTGTTCGAAATCAAGGAGCATAACCACATCAACTCAAATGGTGTAAACGTAACAACTAAGACACCAAAGGTAACCGGCAAGGGACAGCAATACTTTATCAATAAGTTTTTGCAGGCAGCATAGCCATTGAAGAGACAATAATCAGCCCACGAGTGTCCGACAACAAAAAAGTCACCTTATAAGTGACAGCATTACCAAGGATATTGAAACCAGAAATCTTTGTTACATCAGTATCAGATAATTCTTTGCTAGGAGTGATTTTAACAGTAGGTTCGGTATTTAATTTAGGTAACTTTAAGTCATTAATAGTATTTCCCATATTTAATTCTCCAGCTAGAATCTTCGTTGTGCTAGTTTCTTTATTCATTTGTTGCCGTATCAGCTTTTTGTCTGATACCTCTACGTGTCGCCACGCAGTTCAGCATATCTTTTCAACTCTTGGAGTTGTCGGGCGCTCGTGGGTTGATTATTGTTAGCACTCACAACCTATGCGTTGCACTTTCTACTAATTGTTTCAGCTGATTAGTAGCTTAGCTCAGGGTTGCCTCAATGAGGTTTTCCTTGAATTCACTCGATACAACTTATACATCGCTGTATAAGCGGGCAATACAAGTCAAATTATAGCACTACAAATACATTAAAACATTAGAAAGCAAGTGAAATATGAACATATTATTTGGAATTACCGTCATAGCAGCAGTAGTTAGCTACTTCATCTATGACGAACGCAAATTTGATATAGCCGAAGCAGAAATACTCCGTCAGTCTCTGATTGAGGATGGATACACGTACGCTCAGGCAACAAGAATTGTTAATAATCTTAGTGAAGATAAGTCGCTGAAGCGAGTGAATGATGATTATCAGCAAAAGAAAAGCGCCTAACTGTTGGAGCAGTTAAAGCGCTAGATATAAATTATTTGAATGAAATTTATATCTTGATTATAGCAAGAAACGAGGTAAATGCAAATGGTACAAGATGCGTTAGCTCATTATCAGCCAGATGTTGAAAGTTCAGCATGGCGAAAAAAGCAGAGCAGAATTGAATACTTATACAAAGAACGTGATGCAGCATTGGACGAAATTCAAGGTTGCCAAGATTACGTAGAAGAACTCGAACAAGAATTAACACAGTTAGAATCAGGAGATTAATTATGGCAAATGAAGTAGAAACAATCAGTGGATTTGAATTTACGAATGTTGTACCGGCGAAAGTTGAAGCACCTGGTCTTGATGAACTGGTAGCCAACACAGATGCAATGCTTAAAAAATATCGTGAATTTCCGGTCGTTGAAGAAAATTACGATCAAGCTAAAAAGAGCCGTAAGGAATTGCGAGACACTGTTGAAAATATAGCAACTACCCGCAAAGATACTGAGAAAAAAATTTTAACTCAGTGGTCTGATATCAAGGCAAAAATCATGGGCATCGAAAAGTCCGGTAAAGAAGCAGACCAATTAATGACGAAACAAATGAACGTCGTTGAAGAGGCACGCAAAGAAAAACGTCAACAGGTCATTACAAACGAAGTGACAAAAATAGCTAATGACAGTGGTGTCGATGTTTCACGAATTGAATTTAACCCAAAGTGGATCAACGTCACTTACAAACCCGGTGACATGGTTGCTGAAGTTGAATCACAAATTACATCTCTTAAAAAAGATGACGAACTTAAAGCGTTACAAATTAATCAAATTGAAGCTGATGCCGGCGGATTAGGAGTTGAATCAAGCCCTTATGTTTCAATGCTTGATTATCGTGATTTGGCTGATATTAGAGCGCAAATGAAGCGTGACATTGAAATCAAAAAAGCCAAGGAAGAGGCAGAAAAAGAAGCTCAAATAGAAGCTGAACGTAAGCAAAAAGAGCGCGAAGAAAGTGCAACAAAGGTTGGTGACAAATTAGTTGATGAAGACGGTGAAATCGTTGTTCCAGTTAAAAAAGAGGAACCGGAAATATTTACTCGCAAGCTGATTGTTACTGGAACACGGGAACAATTAAAAGCTGTAGCCAAGTTCATGACGGATAACAATATCAAATTTGGAGGCGACTAAATGAAAGCATATAGAGCGGGAGAAATACCCGAAGTAGGCAACATGTACTTTGTTTACGGAGATGGTGGAACTGGTAAAACTTCGCTGGTTAAACAGTTCCCAGGCAAGAAATTGCTATTGATATTTGATGGTTCAACCAATGCTTTGGTAGGAACTAATGATATTGATGTTATGGCGTTTGAAGATACAGATGCACCACAAATGCAGCAGCTAGTAACAAACATGCTGGAGCGTTCGTTTGCATCGCATGACGTCGTCATCTTGGACAATGTGACAGCCTTACAAAATTGGGCTTTAGAAAATATTGATGGTGCAAGTAAAGATGGCAGACAGAACTACCAGAAGTTGCAAGTGTGGTTTAGAAACCTAGGCATGTGGTTGCGTGGTATTGATAAAACGGTATTAGCAACAGCTCACCAGGTTGACAATGGGTCAAGTGGTTTAACTGGTGAAGGACGTTTCCAGGCTGATATGAACGAAAAAACGTTTAACGCATTCACGGCACCATTCGACTTGGTTGGACGAATTTATAAAGAGGGTGATGAACGTTGGATTGATTTAGATCCACAAAACGGTAATCACACCAAGAATAGAATTGACGACAGAAAATTAATTAAAGCAAGCGAATTGATCGCAGAGGATAAATAACATGGCATTATTCACAGTAGACAGCAACAACACATTTGGTAAGAGCGTACAAGAAGCAGGAACTTATAACGTTAAAGTTCTTAACTCATCACAATACACAAGTGCTAAAAGTAGTGGAAATGAAATGCTGGTGCTTGATTATGAAGTACTAGATGGAAACTATGCTGGCGGACGTATTTTGTATGACAACTTTGTTTGGAACCCAGACAATATCGAATTATCTGAAAAGCGTTTTAACACGTTGCTAGTATCAGCAAACGTTCCTGATGGCACTCAAATTGATAGTGTGCAAGCTATTCTTCGAGGCATTATCGGTAAAACTTTGAACATCAATGTTGAGTGGAAACAATCAGATTATAACCAGAAATGGAACTTGACCGTTAAGGGATATGACAAGGTTGATAAAGAAGGTAGCAAACCTAACGGTGCACAACGACCAACAGACGGACAATCACAATCAACTAATCACTCAAACAACAACGATCAATTCAAAAATGTCGACCCATTCGCATCAAAAGGAAATTCTCCAATAGACATCAGTGATGATGACTTGCCGTTTTAAGAGGTGGCACATGGCAGAAAGAAGAATGTTTTCCAAAAGAATTATTAGCAGTGCTAGGTTTATTCAAATGCCACCAAGCACACAAGCTCTATACTTTCATCTCGGATTAAATGCTGATGATGACGGTGTTGTAGAAGCGTTTACTGTAATGAGGTTAATCGGTGCCAGCGAAGATGAATTGCGAATTTTGAGCAGTAAGGGTCTTGTAACGGTTTTGAATAACGAGTTAGTCACTTACTTAAATGATTGGCGAGAAAATAACAAAATCAGACCTGATAGAAAAGTCAATTCGATTTATAAAGATTTACTAATAAAAATGGTTCCGGATGCTGAATTAGTTGAACAAAAGCCAAGAGCTGATACTGGAAAAATAACCGGTAAAGTATTGGACGTCCAACGGACAACCAATGGACCGCATAGGTTAGGTAAGGATAGGGTAGTAGAGGATAGGTTAGGACAGGAAAGTTTAATACAGAATAGTACAGGTCAAATTAAAAAAAATGAACAAAGCACAGAAACACCTGCTCAACAAATGCTAAACATCTTTAACAAGGCGCTTGGCAGGAACGTTGCTAACCAAGGAACGTTTAGTGGATTGGTATTTAAAAATGTTAGCGTCCAAGAATTTGAAGACGTTATCAATTACGTCATGAGTTGGAATGACGATATTTTGCAAAACACGACAGCAAGTACCATAGCTCGTAACTTTGACAAGTATTCGGACAAAGCTAGCGAACTGGGATATAAAGACGGTAAGAAGCCAGTTAAGAAAACTAGCAATAAAGGATATAACAACAAACCACAGCGAGTAGAGCCACAAATGATAACCGAACCAGTAGCAGAATCTAGTGTTGCTGTATCAGATGTAGCTAAAGAACTTGTTGAGTTGAAAGAACTGGGATTGAAAACGAAGTTGGAGGAGTAAGTAATGGCTAGAGAAATTAAATTTAGAGCTTGGTATACACCGTTTAGAGGCAAAAAAATTGGTGTTGGATATAAGTATGGAAACAGCGTGATTTCATTTCATGAAATGTCACCAGAAAAATATGAAATCGAACAATACATCAGTCTCAAAGATAAAAACGGTGTTGAGATTTATGAAAATGATATTGTCAGCTGTTCTATGGGTTGTCCTCATCAAGTTGTTTGGAAAGAAGAAATGGGAGGTATGTTCGTCGGAGGTATGCCTGGTTGGTACCTATCTGGATTGTCAGATGGTTATGCGTGGACAAAACACGAAAAAGTTATTGGCAACATACACGAAAACCCAGAACTGTTGGAGAAACAAAATGGGTGAAGTATTTGGATATAGAACTAAGCAAGTATATTTTCACGGCACAAAGCCAGACTGCATGAAATATATCAACGGACTAAAGAAAGTTGTCAGAAGTCCGAAGACGAAAAAGGAATCAGAGGTATTTGGGTTTGATGAACCACTGTTGGTTCGTAAGGTAGTTGACGAATAGTGACTGAATTATTTGGACAAGTGAATAAGCTAGATCCAAACAAAGGGTTAGTCACATTGCGAATGAGTGATGATGATTTGCATACATTGCAGAAATATCACGCAACTAATCAACAACAAGTTCTATCAGTGATAGCCAGCGATGATAATGAACCAACCCCAAAACAGCGTAGATTTGCGTTTGCAATACTAAAAGACATTTGGAATTCACAGGTCGGTGGCGTTTGGTTAGAAACAAAAGAAAGCATGCGTGAACACTTTTACACCATGTACGAATATTACTACGGTCTGGAATATGGTGAATTTAGTTTGAGTGCTGAAACAGGCAAAAAGAGCAATACAAACGAGTTCATTAACATGCTGTTATATTACACGGCACTTCACAACATCGCTTTGAGTGTGAAGCCACTGAACGAACTTGAACCACAAGAGATAGCCCACTGGGAATATCAGTGCCTGATGAACAAGTGTTGTGTGATATGTGGCAGGAGACCTAGTGACCTGCACCATTTAGACACGATTGGTCAAGGGGTAGATAGGCGCAAGACTAACCATTTGAAACACAGAGCGGTGCAATTATGTCGGGTACATCACCAGATGGCCCACTCAATGGGAATTGAAACATTCTTGCAGAGGGAACACCTGACAGGCATCAAGATAGATGAGCGAATTGCAGAGGTTCATAGATTAAACACAGGAGAGTAGCAATGGGAATTAAAAAAACACAACATCAATTAGCGGACTAATCAAAATGCTTCAAAAGTATGAGCAGAGACAAAGCGTTGACATGTTTGTAAAGCACAATGCCGGAGGAAATGATAGGCCCATAACCCAATTTCAGTTAGTTGATGACGAAGGAGATAATGTAAAACTAATCGTTAAAGATTATTAATGCCACACAATCATTTTAAGACGTTAAACAATGTTTAGGTATAAATACTCTAAAAGACATTTAAAACGTCAAATAAGACGGTATCTGTGGACGAGAGAGCGAATAAGGAGCTATAGAAATGGCAACAAGAAAAAAACTAAGTCCATTCGAAGACGCAAGGCAAGCATTTTTAACAGCAGACGGAACACCACGAGGTGTAGTGACTGGAGCATACGCACTAAAAGTTATTGAAAAATTAAAGCGTAGACAAAATGAAAAATAAAATTTGTTTTAACGTTGAACATTATCGAGACAAAACTTTGAACAAGTATATTCATGCAGAAAGAACGAATAGATATGCGGGTGCAAGATTGAAAAAGTTAGGCACTTTATATGCTAAACAAGTAGTCGAACAAGCAATGGTTGATGGTGTGATGTTTGATTGGCCTTGCAAATTGAAGTTTGACTGGTATCTAGCGGACGGGAGAATTGATTCAGATAATTGGGATTTTATCAAAAAGTTTATATTCGACGGCATGCAAAAAGCTAAAGTTCGAGGTGTTGTATTCTTGGGAAACGACAGCGTTAAGAACATCAGAGGTTACGATCATGACTTCTATATTGACAAAGAAAACCCAAGGCTAGAGATTTACGAAATCGAGGTTAAAAAATGACAGTATACAAAATAGCGTCAGCATCCAAGCATTTCATGGCGAAGTTCAACAGTTACTACAATTATGACTATCAAGATGGAGAGTTTGTATCTGATAGGGATTACGAATCGTTGAAATTAGAAGTTGAACATTTTAATCACAACGTGGCATATGGGCCAGCAATCAAAATTGAGAAAGTGTGATGAGATGAAAACGTCTAACCGAGTTGGAAGTGACGAATGGTGCCAATCGTGTTTGAAACGCAGAGTGAATAAAGGATATAGTCAATGTCTTTTCTGCCAACGAAAAATAACAAAAGAAACCATTGATTATTACAAAGTTGGATATGAAGATGGGTCTGCAGCAGAAGAAATCGAAACGATTACTTTTGGAACACGAAAGGCTAACGATATAGAAAAACAGCGGCTGCTTAAAGTTCCTAAAAATTCAAAATATGATTATACAACAGGATTTCTTGACGGTCAGAATGAGTATCAAGACCGGATAAATATGGACGCAGCATTCGGATTCGATTTATAAGGATAAATAACATGAACGAATGGCACAAGAAGTTTACAGATGATTTGCGGAAGTTTTTGGAGGGCGAGTGATGAAGTATACAAAAACAATGTTATATTTAATATTTATATTTTTCAGTTTCTCTATTTCTATAATCCGAGACGTTTTAGAAGGGACAACATGGTATTACTATGTCTTTGACGGTATGCTAATTGGTTTTGGGTTATCACTGTGCCTTTCTATTTACATCTTATATAAAATGGAGGGCAAATGATGATTGAAATAGGACACAACTTACAGCATGCGATTGAGTTTGGCATGTTATTGTCAGCAATGGTCACAGCGGTGAATGTCGTAATGAAATTTGTAACAGAAGTATGGAGAAAAAAATAATGGCTAAACAAAACTTATCAGACCTAAATGGATATTTATTTGAGCAGCTTGACAGGTTAAATGATGATAATTTAAAGGGAGAAGAATTGAACGCTGAAATTGAAAGAGCTAGATCGGTTGCCGGTGTTGCAAAAACAGTTATAGATAACGCAAGACTTGTACTAAGTGTTCAAAAGTCTTATGACGTTGAGATTGGAACTGAAAAGCCAAAACTATTAACTTCAGATGACTGATAGATTTGGAAAAATAAAAAAAGGTGAACATTTAAGTCGTAAAACAGAATTTAAAAAGGGGCAAAGATTTAGCCCTAAAACAGAATTTAAGAAAGGCAATGTTCCGTTTAAAGCTCCGGTTGATGCTGGAACTGAGGTAATTATGAGCGGTGATATACGTGCAAAGTTAACTAACGGGAAGTGGGGATTTAAAAAGCGCCTAGTTTATGAATTTTATGATAGTTCGCTAAATAATGATGACAGAATTGTATTTTTGGATGGCGATAAGATGAACTGTCAAATAAATAACTTGTATAAGGTATCAAGAGGAGAGCTTGCTGTTCTAAATAACCAAAAGCTATTAACAGTTGACAGAGACTTAACATTATGCGGAATACTCTACGTGAAAATATTACAAAAATGCAAAAGAATTGAAAAGGAGCAAAAGCGTTGAATTATGACCGTAAACGAACAATTAAAAACGTGTCAAGTTTCTTCGGTGATCCAACCGCTATCAATAGTTCAAGTGAATTCAAGGACTTGATAGACTTGGCACATCTCACTAGTAATGACTTGATGTATCATTCACCGGTCATATCAGACATGCCTAGAGCCACTTCGTTTGGTAATCACACCGAAAACGCAACGATACGGCTGATGGAAAAGATGTCGGAATCAGAAATAGCTAAATGGAAGATACAATGTATTCTTCGCGCTATTCGTAACATGGACGGAAGATTTGGTAACTTATTGTTCAACCGACACTTTAGAAACATGACATTTGATGAGCTAGCTGATTTAACTGGTTATTCAAGTGCTAATCTGAGTAAACTACTCAATACTGCATATTTAAAACTAGCGTTGTGGACTGTTGATGAGCTTGATTTGATAGTTTCAGTAGATAATCAGTAGAGATTGAGTATAAGCACAGTGAATATATATGCGTTATATTAGTATTATCGAATAATTAATAAACAGGGTTATTGCTCATCCATTAAAAGCAACGTTACACACGCTTCGGAAAAAGCCACTGTGTATGTAAAAATACGATAGGTTGGAATATCTATCATTAAGTGCTAGAAAGTAGTTACATCACTGAAACGAGATTAGATACCTCGGAGTATGGGCGTGCAGGTGCGATGCCTGCCTAGCACATTGCGGTCACACGCAAACACAATTTAGGGTAACGACATTTGCCTGTTTTACCGTACATAGTGGTAGTTTCCAAACCGGAAATAACCACAACGGGTTCCATTTTGGAAATAGTTGAGACCATCAAAAATGATGGTTACAAATACACAAATGCCCTAAGAATAGGGTATATAACATCTTAAAACTAAACTGGTCGAAATCGACCTGTTTTACATATGTGGTAACGCACCTTGACGGGTGCTTTTTTATTGGAGAAAATTATGGAAAAAAAGATAAATAAGTATGTTCAATTAATTTTTACAATTTTGCTCATTGTACTGGCTGCTTGGAACCACAATATAACTGCCGTTATGTTAGCTGCTGTTTCTATACTGTTCACGGTTCGCTATAATGTATAATTAAAATAAGTCATAAAAAAAATGGATGTATAAATGAAAATCAGTTTTGCAAATAAATATTTATTGGACAATGTCACAAGGCAAGTTGGTTATGTATTTGCTATATCTTCCGGCATATTGACATTTTTAGATTTTTCTAAAAACATTAAGTTGTTTATTTTTGTTGGTACTTTGACAATTTCGCTAGTCATATACATAGCAAATTTAATATTTGCCAATTTGATGAGTTTCACTACTTTTAAGGTTGGGGAATCAGAAATCAGAATTCAGAAGGGGGATATTTTCTCAAATGAAATTTTTAATAATCCTGATTTTATAAAGGTTATAAATGCTAATGAGTATTTTGACACGATTGTTAATGAAGAAATCATATCTAAAAGATCGGTTCATGGAAAATTTTTATTAAGGAGCGATGTCGACGTTTCTCAAGTAAATGATGCTATTAAAAAAGATAAACGGCTAAATAAGCGACATAAGGTGGGTGAAAATTTAGATCGTGAAGAGGGTAACCAAATAAAGTACGAGCTTGGATCGATTTTTAAATATTCAGATGATGTTTTTTTAACAGCGTTGACACATTTCGATGAATATAATAAGGCTTATTTGTCAATACAAGATTTTATTCGATTTTTAATAAATTTCTGGGATGAAATTGATGAATTATATGCTGGAAGAACAGTCGTAATAACGCTATTTGGTTCTAATCTAGCAAGGTTGGATAATAATACCTATAGCAACACACAAATTTTAGACACAATTCTCTGGACATTTAGACTAAGAAGGATTAAATTTAAGAAGCCTACTAAATTAATTATTTTATTGGACAAAGAAACAAATCAGAAAATTAATTACTATAAGATAAAGGATAGGTTTTATGGCTTACAGGAATAAAGTATATGTTGCGTTCGATGGGGACAACGATATATTCAAATATGATTTAATTAAAGCATGGTCTAAAAACCAAAATATAGATTTTCACATTGATGACGCACATGATTTGAATACATCTAAAGATTCAAGTCAAGAAGCTTCTATCAAACACAATCTGAGTATTAGATTTTCAAACTCAAAAGCGTTTATATTATTGGTTGGAGAACATACAAAAAATTTGACGAAATTTGTGAAGTGGGAAATTGAAACAGCGATTAGATTAGAGTTACCAATTATTGCTGTGAATTTGAATGGTAAAAAGAGAGCGGATGAATTGATGCCTCCACTACTAAAAGAAAATCTTTCTATTGTAGTACCATTTAAAATGGTTGCTATTAAATACGCATTGGAAAATTGGCCAGAATCTGATAAAGAATACCGAAAAAACCAAGATCATAGACAATATCACTATAATGATAAAGTCTATGATAGCTTAGGAATATAAACTATCTTACCGTGCGTTAGTTAAATCTAACGGCGGTTTTTTAGTACATAAAAATACATGGTCCAATTTGCGAATCTAAAACAGATACGCAGGTTGGACCTTTTGTTTGGAGTTAAACATGAATGAAGCAGAGAAGAAACTACGCAAGAGACGTAGACATATCAAACAGGCGACTGATGTTAATCGTAATCACGCTGACATGATGAGGACAGAAAGCATTGCGCGGCATGAGCGTTCACGCATTCAGGTTAGGTCAGAAGTGATGGAGAACAGGCAGATTGACTACAAGAGTCATATGAAGTGGTTAGAGAATTAAAGCGTGGAATAGTTGAAATATATTAGATTGTGATACAATTGGGGTGAAAGAAAGGGGTAAACGACTTATGACACACAAAGAAGATTTTGAACTAAAAGATTATGGTCCTGAACCAGCTTCGTTTAATCTTATCAAAGCTGCCAAGCAAAATGACAACTATCGTACGACGCTATGGACAGGTGATCATTTTCAAGTTACCCTGATGGCAATTCCACCACATGGAGGTGACATCGGGATGGAGATTCATCACGGTAACGATCAATTTATATACTTGGTTGACGGTGTTGGACACGTGCAGATGGGGAAAAGTAAAGATAACTTAACAGTTGATCGCAAAATTTATCCAGGTGAAGCGGTTATCATTCCAGATAATACCTGGCATAACGTTGTAAATGTTGGTGACGACGTCATGAAGTGCTATTCAATTTATTCACCTGTGAAGCATGAACATGGTGTACAAGAAACCACAAAAGATGATGCTATTTTGCAAGAAGGACCTTTAGAAGGAACAAATGAATAGACTGCAAGAAATACTTATTTGACAAGTATTCTTAATTTTAAGCGCATAAGCGCTTTTTATTTTGCAGTGAATGAGGAGAAAACAAATGACACGATATATTGAAAGACTAAACAGAGTTGAAGCAATCCAAAATAAAGGTGATTACGTTGGCGAGATTATCCCGTTTTTGAGAGAGCATGGGATTTCTTTTGAATATAAAGAGAGTTTTGTTGAAGGCAAATATATTGATGTAGATATGGCTGGTGAGTTGGTTGCTTTTAATATTGGTGAATATCTGGTTGTAGGTAGTGCAGGTATTAGAATAATGTCTTCCAACGAGTTCGATAATCTGTTTGAAGAAGATGTTGATTTGTACAAACAAATTGCAGATTTAGAAGCCAAGCTATCAAGGGCTATGACGAATATTAAATTGCTACAATCAAGAGCGCCTATGCAATCTCTTGCCACCTCTCTGTCAAATTCTTATGGGAAGTAAGGTACACACATGTGCACATCAAGGATGCCATAAGTTGATACCATTTGATGATAGGTATTGCGCACAACATGTTGCCTTGCATCCCCGAGACACAAAGCGATTTGATAAGGCATACAATGTCAAGCGACAACATGATAACAAGACTAAAGAACGTATTGCTTTCTATCAGACTAAGCAATGGAAACAGTTACGTAAGCAAGTTATTGAACGTGATAATGGGTTAGATCAATATGCTTTGCGTGATGGTCTGGTTGTTCCTGGTAAGTTGGTTGACCACATTGTTCCAATAGAGTTTGCACCAGATTTGAAAGATGATATCAACAACCTTGTGCTAACATCCATGGCTTCACACAAAGCCAAGACAGAGTGGGAACAAACATACTATGGGACAGGCAAGAAGAACGCTATTAACAAGAGTGCTGTGCCTGTTAAAGAGATAAAATATATTCCAATTAAATTTAATGAATTAAAGACGATTTAAGGCGTTTAATTGTGTTTAAGTGTATTGATACTCAAATAGGTTTAAAACGTTTCTGTGAGCGTCTGATAGGGGGCTATGGGTACGGTAAAAGGAAAACGTAGTATAGCTATCGTTTTCAATAAATCTCCCAGAAAATGAATTTGAAAAAGTCCCAAAAAATAACTTTTGACGAGAGGAGGTGATTTGATGGCAGGAACAAGTGCCAGCGGTCGGAAGCCAAAATTAAATAATCCAAATGTTAAAAACAAACCGCGTGCTGAACGGGCAAAAAAGGCGATTGAAAATAACGGCGACTTTCAAGCGATTAAATCGCCCCCTGCTCGATTAACTTCGGAAGAGAAAACACTATATAAGCACATTGTCCAAGAATTTAACAGTAAAGGTATTTTGAAAGACTTAGACAGTTCTATTCTTGAAGAGTTTGTTGTACAAGTATCTGTAAGTCGCCAAGCTAGAAAGGTAATCAATGAACACGGCGTTGTTATTTTTGAAGATGGCAAAATGAAAAAGAACCCAGCGGTTGACGTATTGAACAATGCAGTCAAAAACATCAAATCGTTGGGTTCATCATTGGGATTAGATCCAATAAGTCGTAGTTCTATTCTAGCTGATGTCACTTCTGAAAATGATGATGATGAAACAGACGACATTGTTGCTAAGATGGGCGGATAATAACAGGTAACAGTCATTAACTTCGTATAATAATATATATATATTTATATATTGTTTTATGTAATTTTGTAATTTGAACTTAGGAAACCAATGTGGGAGTAAGAAATAGGTCAATTACATTTTTTTGATGAAATTACACGTTTTTTGTAATTTTGAAGATGTCTCTCATTTTCTCATTTAAAAAATGTAATTTTATTACTTATTATAATGATTATATTTTGCCTAGAAAGGGGATGATTTTTTTGGATAAAGTAACAGAATATGCTCAAGATGTTGTGAGCGGAAAACGAGTCGCTGGTGAACTTTTGATTTTGAGTGCTAAGCGTCATTTGGAAGACCTGAAACGTAAAGATTGGGATTATGAATTTGATTCTAATTACGTTGATGGTCTTTTATTGTTCGCGCAATATGTTCCAGACCCAACCACAGGCGTTCCTATGCCATTAATGGATTGGGAAGTGTTTATTTTAGGGTCATTGGTAGGTTGGCGAAACAAAAAGACAGGTGGAAAGCGTTATCGCAATGCCATTGCAAGTATCGCACGTGGTCAAGGTAAGACTTATTTAGCTAGTGTTTTAGCGACCTATGATTTCTTCGTGCAGTCTTATAAGAAGAACAACCAAGATATTATCGTAGCTTCCAACACAGTTGCACAATCTAAGAAATTGTATGGATATATCCGTGGCACGATTAACAAAATGCGCCAAGGCATCTTCAAAAAACGTGATAAAGACATTGCTGATACATACGAAGCAATCACAATGAAGTCAAAAAATAACGTCATTGTGCGATTGTCTGCTGATGGTGGTAAGTTTGATAGTTATCACGCTACTACCGCCATATTTGATGAGGCTGGTGACCAAAAAAGCCGTGAAGCCTTTGGGAAAATCACATCAGGACAGGTAAAGATTGAAGAAGCATTGTTCTTGATGATTAGTACAGCATATCAAAACCCTAATGCACCACTGCGTGAGGATATTAGGAACGTTGCTAATGACATTAAAAGCGGCGCTCATGAGTTAGACGACTTCTTTTTAGCTGTTTGGTCACAAGATAGCCCTGATGAGGTTTTTAAACCAGAGACATGGGAGAAGTCTAACCCATTGTTAGGGCTTGAAAGTCAGCACATGACGCTGTTAAATGGTCTGGTTTCAGAGCGAAATACTAAGATGTCGCAAGGAAAAATCAACGATTTTCTTGTTAAAAACATGAATATTTGGCTAAATGCTGAAGAAAACGCTGCTTTTTCACTTGAAGATGTACAAAACGCTGTTATTCCTGACTTTGATATGCATAATCGCCAAGTTTACATCGGTTTTGACAACTCTATGACTAGTGATGACGCAGCATTGGCGTTTGTGTTCCCATATTTTGATAATAATGGTGAACAACGCTTTCATTTGTATCAACATTCGTTTATACCTTGGCATAAAGCTGGAAACATTGAAGCTAAGGAAAAACAAGATGGTATTAACTACCGTGATATGGAAGCTAGAGGATTTGCTGACATTACACAGCATAGACGTGGCTTAATTGACAATGGATTTGTCTATCAGTGGTTAATGGACTTCGTGGAAGAATATGAACTTGAAGTTTTGGTGTTTGCTTATGATTCGGCACACGCTTACGCCTTTATTCAAACGATTGAAGAAGCGACAACATGGACGATGTTACCAGTAAGGCAAGGTTCACTAAGTTTGAACGAACCAACCAAGTGGCTACAAGATAGTTTCATTGAGGGACGTGTCACAAGGCTAGATGATCCAATGATGGAGAAGTCATTGATGAACGCAGTTGTCACCGTTGACAACAACGGTATCAAAATTGATAAAAATAAGGCAACGTTAAAAATTGACTTGGTTGATGCCTTGGTTGATGCCTTGAAACAGGGCATTTATCATTTTGAAGACTTCGCTGCAACAGAACAGAGCGAATTTGACAGAATGAACGATGACCAGATTAACGAATACTTTACAAGTGGAGGTTTTGGCTTTTGAAAATGATTAAAAATACAGCCAATTGGCTATTTAAAAACATATCAGACATTACTTCACTATTGGGAGCGGCTGCGATTACGTATGCTGCTTTTTTATTCCACTTAATTCTCGGTTTTGTGGTTCTAGGAGCGTTTCTGTTGTTAATTAGTTACTTCACACGCTCCAATAAAGGAGGTGAATGATGTTTTTTGAAAAAAGAAGCCAACCTATTAGAGGTTCTGGAAGTTCATACACGTTGTCAAGTGGGCAGATGGTATTAGGTGGTGGTTATATCAGTGCTGATAGAGCTTTAAAGAATAGTGATGTGTGGACTGCTGTTAATATCATCAGTTCGGATATTGCACGTGTTAAGTTTCATGCTCCTGATAAACAAAAAATAGATAAATTGTTAGGCATGCCAAGTCGTGTCACTAATCGCTTTAATTTTTTCCAGTCGATGATTGCACAAATGCTGCTAACTGGAAACGCTTATGCTTTGAGACGATTAGATGGTTCAGGAGAATACCTTGAATTTGTCTCACCGTCACATATTCAACAGTATTTAAGTGATGACGGACAGGTTACTACCTATGACATTACTTTTAACGGTACACAAGAAGATGACTTAAAAAATGTTCCAGCAAATGACGTGATTCATTTACGGTTGCTTTCAACTGACGGTGGGTTAACTGGTAAAAGTCCATTAACTGCATTAGTTGATGAGTTGACACTGCAATCTGGCAACAACAAACTGGCTAATTCTGTGTTTAACAAGTCAGCTAATCCTAGCGCTATGTTGAAGCTTAATACTGGTAACAAATTAAACGACGAAGGTCGTGAAGCGATTAGAACAGCTTTTGAAGCAGCTAACACAGGTACAAACGCTGGTCGAGTCATGGTTATGGACGGCACATTTGATTATTCACAATTGGAAGTTAAAAGTGATGTCGCTAAATTATTGACTGCTACTGATTGGACTCGCGCTCAAATTGCTAAGGCGTTTATGTTGCCGTCAGACATGTTAGGTAGTGAGTCGGAACATTCTAATGCTGACCAGATACGAGCGACGTATAACAATACGATAGGTCGTTATCTAGCACCAGCATTGGAAGAGCTGTCTATGAAGTATGGCGAGAATATTATTGCCGATATTCGTGAAGCTACCGACTTAGACGGTGCAATGCTTGAACAACGGACAACTAATTTGATTAAAGGTGGCGCAATTAGTTCTGTGCTTGGTCTTGAAATTCTTAAAGACAGCCACAGTGACTTGGTCACGCCTGATTTAATTGACGCTGTTGGTCAAGAAAACGCAGTAGGAAAGGAGTCAACGAATGCAGGAAATCAGAACGTATAGTACCTCTAACATTGAGATACGAGATGGCACAGATGGTAGAACTATCACGGGTTATCCAGTGGTTTTCGGGAAGCCGTCACAAAACCTAGGAGGATTTATCGAATATGTCGATAAGAACGCGTTTAAGGACGTTTCTTTCGATAACGTGTATTTACTCTATGGTCATGATTTTAACAACGTACTAGCACGTGTGGACGCAGGAACACTATCCATTGGGGTAGATGATACAGGCGTCTTTTTTAATGCAACTTTACCAAATACTACCCTTGCAAATGATGTGCTTGAAGATATTCGAGTTGGCAACATTCAAGGCATGTCATTTGGATTCACGGTTGCTGATGAAAATTGGCAATCAGGAAACGACGGTGATATTCGGACAATTCTTCAAATTGATGAGTTGTTTGAAATCACATTAACGCCTATTCCTGCGTATCAAGACACAAAAGTTGCCATTGCACAACGTGATAAGTTACATCGTTCATCAGAACTTGAACTTATCGAACTAAACGCCATTGAGCGTGAAATTGGAGGAATTAAATTATGACAATTCAAGAAGAATTGGCTCAAAAACAAACAGAATTGCGAGCAAAAATCACAGAAGCACGTAAAGCGGTTGCTGACAAGGCAGATAATGCAGATTCATTGATGACGGAAGTTCGTGATTATGAATCAGACATCAAAAAGTTAAAGGAACTGGTTGACGCCATGCCTGACACTATCGATGAGGAAGATAAGGGCAAAGACGCTGGCAAGTCAGATGACAGCCAACCAACACCGCCTGCTGACCCTGCAGACGACCAACAACGATCACATGAAAAAGAAAAGGAGGTACGCGAAGTGCCACAACCAGTAGGAGCAACACCAAAAAAAGAAGCGCGAGATATTTTGAACACTATTTTACATTCAAAAGGTGAAAATCGTGCAGATGCCACAACGGTCGGGATTACATCAACTGATGTTGGTGTTCTCATTCCAGAAGACATTATTTACAATCCAGACATGGAAGTTAATACGGTTACTGATTTGACTACTCTTGTAACAAAGACACCAGTTAAAACAGCCAGCGGTAAATATCCAATTTTGAAGCGTGCTGACTCAAAAATGAACACTGTTGCGGAATTGGAAGAAGCACCAGAATTAGCCAAGCCAAAATTTATTGAGGTTTCTTGGGAAGTGGTTACACGACGTGGTCAAATTCCTATTTCACAAGAATCAATTGACGATTCTGCGGTTGATTTGACCAGTCTTGTTGCACAAAGCGCGCGTGAAATTAAGGTTAATACGACTAATGCCGATATTGCTTCGAAATTAGCCTCCTTCACTGCAGCTACTGTTGCAAAAGCAACGTTGGTAGATGATTTGAAGAAAATTTACAACGTGTCTTTGGACGTGGCGTATAACAAGACCATTGTTTTGACACAATCAATGTATCACTTGCTTGATACTACGAAAGATAATGATGGCCGTTATCTATTACAAGAACAAATTGGTAGTGCTTCCGGAAAAACATTGTCAGGCATTCCGTTGGAAGTTGTTGAAGACACCGCATTTGGTGGTAAGTTAGGTAATCAACAAGCTTTTATTGGTGACCTAAAGCGCGCTATTTTGTTTGCCAATCGTGCCGACCTCGAATTGCAATGGGTTCAATATCCAATCTATGGAAAGATTCTTGAACCAGTTGTGCGTTATGACGTAGAAGTTGCAGATCCAAAAGCCGGTTACTTTGTCACAATCACTGACACGCCCAGCGCAGGCTAATAACCTAGCTGATGAAACGCCAGCTAAACCAACCGACGCTAATACAGTTGCTGAAATTAAGGCGTGGTTAGATGCACACGGTGTGTCTTATCCATCTAACGCTGTAAAGGCTGACTTGTTAGCATTGGTAAACGACACAGACGCTTAAATCTGTCGAATGGGGTGTGAAGCCCATTAAGGAGGTCTTTATGGCAGAAGAAAAAGACTCACTGTTTGATAAGGCAAAGGTAGCTGTTCGTTCTACTGTTGTTGACGATGAACTCGATACAGAATTGAACGATTTGATTTTGGCAGCTCGTGCAGACCTGAAAATATTTGGATTGGTTGATAAAGCTGATTCAAACGACAACACTTTGATTACACAAGCTGTGCTTCTTTACGTAAAAGCTAATTGGGGTTATGACAATCCAGACGCTGAACGTTTTGGGGCATTGTATCAACAGTTAAAGGACAAGTTAAGTGTCTCAACACAATACTTGCAAGGTGCTGATTATGAAGTATGACGCAGTGCTTTATTTAATCACGGAAACCGATGGTCAAGATGATATTGGTAACTACAAACCAATCAAAACACCACGAAAAGTTTATGCTAATCCATTTACAGTTGGTCGTGCTGAATTTTCGGCTGCTGCTCAAAAAGGTTTAAAGCCAGAATATTCGTTTCAAGTCAACACGATTGATTATGCAGGCGAAGAAAAGGTTGAATATCTTGGTCAAGAGTATGACGTTTATCGCACACAACAAAGTGGTGATAAGACAACGCTGTACTTAACAAAGAGGGTAGCAAATGGCGGAAATTAACCTTGCACAAGAAATAGCAAGACATTTGAAGCAATATAGTTCAGATGTTGAACGTGATTTGCAAAGCGCTAAGAAAGAGGTTGGTCAGAAAGCTGTTAAACAGTTACGCAATGCCGGTAACTTTGATAACAGAACAGGTCGGTATCGTAAAGGGTGGCGTTTGCAAAAAGTTGGTAATAATTATGTTGTTTTTAACGCAACAGACGCTTCATTAACTCATTTACTCGAGTTTGGTCACGCTTTGAGAAACGGTGGACGTTCTAAGGCTTTCACGCATATTAAACCGGTTGAGCAAATGGTTATCAATGAGTTTGAAGCAGTCGTCAGAAAGGAGCTGTCATGAAATTAAGTGATTTTTATCAACAACTCAAAAACGTTACTGGTTTGCCGTCTGTGTATCATCATTGGACGGTTGGTAAAGCACCTGCGTTGCCTTATACCGTGTATTACGTTGTTGAACGCGATGACATGATAGCTGATGACCAAAGCTACTTCAAAGTGCGTTCAATGAACATTGAGCTGTATACAGATTCTAAAGATGAAGACTTGGAAGCACGTGTTGAGTCATTTTTGAAAGGTTTAGGTATCGTGCCTTATATCAGTGAGCAGTACATTGACGATGAGAAGATGTACGAAGTAATTTATGAATTTGATTTAGAAATGGAGAAATAAAATGGTAGCAAGTGAAAACAAAGTCACCTATGGTTTAAAGAATACGCACTACGCCATCATTACAGATGATGGGAAGAAGATTACCTATGGAACACCGGCTGCTTTGCCTGGTGCAACAGAATTAACACTTGACGCAAACGGCGATGGTATTGAATTTTACGCTGATGACACAAAGTATTTCAGCGCCGACAATAACCAAGGGTATACAGGTAAGTTGACCATTGCCAAGCTGACAGAAGCGTTTGAAAAAGACGTTCTAGGTCTTGATGACAGCAAAGGTGTATCAACAGAAAACGCCAACTCAAAGATTAAGCGTATTGCTTTGATGTTTGAGTTTGATGGTGACCAAAAAGCAACACGTCATTTGTTGTTTAATGTGTCATTATCACGTCCTGGTGACGGTTCAAAGTCTAAGGAAGACAAGGTCGATGTGAACACACAAGAACTTGAATTTACAGCAGCACCTGATCCATACACAGGTGATGTTAAGACTAAGACTAACTCAACAACTACTGAAGCAGTTTATAACGCATGGTATGACGCTGTGTTTACTGGTGAAGCTGCTCCAACAGGTGGTCAGTAATAAAAGTGGGTTATCCCACGTACATACCAAAATGAAAGAGGTTTAAAAATGGAAAAAACAATCAATATTGATGGTAAAGACGTGAAATTGATTTCAAGTGGTGCGACACCAATAATTTATAAAAACGCATTCGGACGTGACTTTTTTGCAGACTTGGGGCAATTCTTAAAAATTGCAGAAACTGCTAATAAGTCTAAGAAGGGTCAAGAAATGGCTGCGCTGTTACCATTATTTGAAAATGGAGACATTGCAATTATGTATAACTTCGTTTGGGTATATGCAAAGAACGCAGACATAAGTTTAAAACCATTAGATGAATGGCTTGCTGATTTTACTGAATTTCCAATGTTCGATTTTCTTGGTGATGTCATGGAATTGGTTATGCGTTCAGTGACAACAAAAAAAGCCTAAAGACCAGTCAAGAAAGCGACGAGACATTTGATGACGAAAGTTATCTGTACGTTGCGAAAAAGGCTGGTCTATCATTTGAAGAAATGCAGATGATGGATATAGGACAAGTGATGGACTATATTACGGAGTATGTCAATTCTGAAACGCCTGATAGCCAAAAGGACAAAAAAGTCAAAGCAAATCAGGCGATGTTTGATTCATTTTAAAAATTGAGCGCTTAGTAGCGCTTTTTTTGTACATAAATTAGGAGGTGACTATGGCGGGTTCAAGAATAAAAGGTATCACAATTGAAATAGATGGCGATACAAAAGGATTGGATAAAGCACTGTCGAGTGTCAACTCCAATGCCAATAAAACACAAAGCGAGTTGCGAGATGTCAACAAACTTTTAAAATTAGATCCAGGTAACACGGAGCTAGTTGCACAAAAACAAAAATTGTTAGCGCAAGCAATTACGCAAACTGGTGATAAGTTAAAGACACTGAAAGACGCACAGGCACAGGTTGACGCACAGTTTGCTAAAGGTGATATCGGTGAAGAACAGTACCGTGCGTTTCAGCGTGAAATAGCTTCAACCGAAGCGACATTAAAAGGTTATAAGTCTCAACTTTCAACAGCTGAAAACAGTCAACAAGAATTGAGTCAATCAACGCAACGCTTACAAAATTATTTTAAGGCTACTGGAACAGAAATAGACGATTTCAAAAGCGTTCTTGGCACACGGCTTGTTAATGCAATTAAGAGTGGCACTGCAAGTTCTGAATCGTTAGACAGAGCTTTGCAGATGATTGCTAAAGAGAGTGGTATTGCAAGTTCTGACATGTCAAAACTGACACAGACACTTGATAAAGTAGATGATGCTAATATCACTAATGCTTCAAAAGCCATTGAGGAATTAGGCAACAAGACTGATGAAACGTCAGGGAAAATGGACGTGTTCAAGGGCGCTACTATGGCTGAGGGTCTATCACAAGTAAGTGACAAGGCAGCAGAAATGGGTGGTGCTATTGTTGAGACTGCAATGGACTTCGGTAATGCACAATCATCAATGCAAAACACGATGGGGCTAACGGCTTCCCAAGCTAAAAACGCTACTGATGTTGTTAAAAATGTATTCAATTCTGGTGTTGTTGATAGTGTTGATGAAGCAAACGAATCGGTTCAAACCATTATTAACAGTTTTGGTGACTTAGCTAACGGAGGTGAACTTCAAAAACTCTCAACTGATTTAACCGGTATTGCAAAGCATGGTGGTGTTGATATTAAAGACGCTGCCAATGCTTCAAGTCAGGCGATGAAGTCAATGGGGTTGACCGGTCAGCAAGCAACAGACTTAATCGCAAAGGGACTACAAGACGGTCTCAATAAGAACGATGATTTTCTTGACACGGTTAATGAATATTCACCAACATTTAAGGACGCCGGGATAAGTGCAGATGGTATGCTGTCAGTTTTGAATGCTGGTATGCAGAACGGTGCATTCAACACCGATAAAGTCGCTGACGCTGTTAAAGAATTTCAATTGCGTTTAACATCTGGTCAATTGGACGAACCAATGAAGCAGTTTAGTAGGTCAACACAGGATGCATTCGCTCAATTCAAAGCTGGTAAAGCAACAAGCGCAGACGTCATGGCTGCGGTTGGTAAAGACTTATCAGGTATGCCAGCTGATAAAGCTAAGGCTGCCGTTCAAGGCCTCGGCACACAGTTTGAAGACTTAGGACAAAAGGCTTCATCTTCACTTCTTGAGGCAACAAAAAAAACCGAAGATGCAACTGGTGCAACTAAAAAGATGAATGAGCAAACGCCAGGTGAAAAATGGACTAGTGCGTTGAATACTTTAAAAACCGCTTTTTCTGATGTGGTTACACAAATGACGCCACTTATTAATAAACTAGGTGATTTGGTTAAATGGTTTAATAATTTAAGTCCGACAATTAAAACCATAATTGGTGTGGTGGGTGGAGTAATGGCGGCTATGGCAGCGCTCATGCCAATAATTATGACTATAACGGGTATAGTAACTGCATTTGGTATGGGAGCATTACTTCCTATTATCGGAATTATAGCTGGTGTCATTGCAGCGATAACTGCAGTTGTCTTAGTATTTCAAAATTGGGGAAAAATAATAGATTGGGTTAAAGGCGTTTGGTCTGACATGGTTAATAATGTCAAGGCTATATGGAATGATCTGATATTATCTATTAACATTGGGATAGCTAACTTTCAGATATGGTGGGGAAATATTTGGACTGCTATTAAACAAAAAGTGACTGATATTTGGGATGGTATCAAAACAATGTTTTCAAACGTTGTTAGTGCAATAGTTATCGCTGTAAGTAACAAATTCAATGAAATGAAGAATGGCATTTCAAATATTTTCAATGCCATAAAATCAGTAGCTACCAGCGTTTGGAATGCTATAAAGTCAGCAATATCATCGGTAGTAAATGGTATTAAATCAACAGTAACAAATATATGGAACAGTATTAAATCAGTGACATCATCAGTGTTCAACGCTGTTAAGTCGACTGCTAGTTCTGTTTGGAACGGTATTAAGTCAACGATTTCATCTGTCGTTAATGGTATTAAGAGTACGGTAGGAAATGTTTGGAATGGCATTAGGTCGGTGACAAGCAGTGTTTGGAATGGAATAAAGTCTGCTATCACTTCTCCTATTCAAGCAGCTCATAACGTGATAAGTGGTATTGTGAGCAGAATTAAAGGGTTGTTTAATTTCAGGTTGAGATTTCCATCAATTGACATTCCGCATATTCCATTACCACACTTCAGTTTATCTGGTTCATTCAACCCATTAAAGGGTAAAATTCCACATATCGGTGTTGATTGGTACGCCAAAGGTGGTGTGTTCACTAAGCCTACTTTGTTTGCTAATAACGGAGGGTTTAGTGGAGTTGGGGAAGCGGGGCCTGAAGCAGCCTTGCCACTTAATGCTAAGACGTTGGGTGGCATTGGTAAAGGAATTGCCGAAGCAACTGGCGGATTAGGCGGTGAAACCATTAACGTGACCGTTCAAGTGTTAGCTGATACATCAGCACAAACAATTAAGAAGCTGACAGAAGCTGTGACGGATGGCATCACACGTGCTCAAAACTCTAAAGCTAGAGCAATAGGAGGTTAATCAGTGAGACGAGGAGATTTTAATATCAACGGTTTTGTTGGTTCAGCCAATGGAGCTGTCATTACAAATTGGTTTGACACAGGGATACCAGAAAGAAAAACAACTTTGAATGATAGTGCGGTCGGATTAGATCGTGCTATTTTGTTTGACGATGGCAATTATGCTAATCGAGAATTCGAGTTCGAGTTTTCGATTAATGCTGATACGGAAGAACAAAGGAAGTCACGGTATACCGCTTTCATGGTTGCTTTAGATACTGGTAAATACGTGCCAGCTACTTTTTATTTTGACGATCACTACCAGTATCAAATTGTTCGAACCGACGTTGTAGCTGTGACTAGACCACTTGTATTTTCATCAATAAGAATATACAAGGTTAAGGTCAGTGCGGCACCGTATAAGTATTTATTAAATGTAACTAATGTTTCTGGTAAATCACTTACACTGACTAATCCAGAACTATATTATTCAAAGCCACACTTCATTATCAAGGGTACAGGCACAATTAATCTTACTGTCAACGGCGTTGTGACTAAGTTGACCAATGTCATAACTAGCATTGAACTTGATTCAGCATTACAAACTGTTTGGCGAATGGACGGCGTGACGGTTGTTAATGAGAACGCAAAGATGGCTATTGGTAATTTTCCGTTACTAAAGCCGGGAATAAACATCGTATCGGTGGACAGTGGAACTGTTGAAGTAGAACCAAGATGGAGGACGCTATGATACCAATTTTATATGAAAAGGATGAGATTGATTTCACCTCACAGGGTCTTGGCTCGCTGGTTGAAATTTATGACGTGGATGTTGAAGAACAGCGCAATGGTCTGTTACAGTTAACGGCCAGTTATCCAACATCTGGGGTGAGATACGATGATATAGAGGTTGGCCGAATCATCTATGCTAAACCTAATCAACGAGACAATACACACGCTTTTAGAATTGTTAGCACAGAACTTGATATTAGTGGTTATGCAGTGGCAATTGAAGCAGATTCGATTACGTATGATCTAACACACAATGTGGTTAAACATCTAAATGTTTCAGGAAGCGGGCAGGCGTTTATGACCGCGCTTAAAAGTGCGATTGTGAATCCGTCCATTTTTGAGTTTTATTCTGATGTTGCAACATCATCAATAACATCACTTAATTACGTTAATCCTATGGAAGCCCTCATGGGTACTACTGGGTCGTTCTTACAGATATGGGGCGGTGAGTTAAAACGTGAGAACAGACGAGTAGCTATGTTTAACAGACGTGGTCGTGATAACGTCTCAACTTTCAGGTTAGGCAAAAATATAGCCGGATTGAAATATAGCGTTGACATTAGTTCACTGGTGACACGCATTATTCCAACAAAATCAGTTCAAAATGATGACCAAACAACCACGATACTTGAAGGTACGCCGGTTGATTCTCAATACATCAAAAACTATGAACAGATTTACACGCTTCCACTTGAATTTACTGATGACACTATCAAGACAGTAGCTGATTTGAACGCAGTGGCAAAAGGTTGGTTTACGCAGAGCGCTAACACAGGCAGAGATAAGCCAACAGTCACAATTACCATTGATGTTTTGAGTTTGCAGGATAGCGCAGACTATCAAGACAAGTTTAAAAATTTAGAGAGCGTATCGTTGACTGATACCGTGACTGTTTATGTTCCAGAATATGGTGTGAATGTCACGGCTATTGTCAATGAACTTCACTATGATCCTATTTTAGATAGGGTTACTAAAATGACAGTTGGGACAGCTAAGCAATCATTTGCTGACAGTTCCCGAACACAACTATCTGATTTACAGGACAAGATTATATCAGTTCAGAATCAAGCGGACGCAGCAGCCGTCAGTGCGAATGGTAAGAGTAAGAACTACTATGGTAGCGTTGAACCCTCGCACCCACAAGAAGGTGATACATGGTTTTGGGTTGATGGTGACAAATCAGGGATAAAGGTTTTTGTTAATGGCGAATGGGTCGAACCAGTTGATTCAGATACACAAGAAAAAATAGCCGCCAGTGTCACCGAAGCGGTCACACAAGCCAAGGCACACACTGATGACGTGAAGCAAGGTCTGTCAACTGATATTGCAACAGCAAAGTCACAGGCGGCGTCACAAGCTGGTGCAGCAGAGGCTAACGCTAAGAGTGCGGCAACGTCTCAATTTACGCAAGCGAAAAGCGATTTGTCGGCTGCTAAATCAGACTTGACAAACAGTATTGCTAGTGAAGCGTCAGCTCGTAACACGGCGGTAGCTGCTGCTAATTCACAAGCACAAGCTTATGCTAATCAAGCTAAGGCTGACGCGATGTCTGCTGCTTCATCCGCAGATGATGTTATCAGAACAGCAATTAGTAGTTCAGCTAATAGTTTGAGTGCTACAATCACGCAGAACAAGTCAAGTGCAGATAGTGGTATCACAACCGCACAAACTACGGCACAGGCAGCCGTTGACGGGCTTAAATTTAAGGTTAGTCAAACTGATTATGATAAGAAAACCGGCCAGCTTCAAACAGACCTGACAACAACGACTCAAACAGCTAATCAAGCAAAGACAGATATTGTGTCTATCAAGCAAAAAGATAGTGACCAAGACGCGAAGATGAACACGATTGTGTCTGACGCTAACGGAACTAAACAGACTGTCAGTGATTTGCAAACGACGCAAGGTAAGCAAACAGGTGACATCACTACACTACAATCACGCGCCGATGGTTTTGACGCGAGTGTTGCAAAAATAAATAACGTTGTTAATGGATTAGGTCAGACTAACCAATTGATGAACACGGAGTTCACACCAGACTTACAGTCGTGGAATCAGGTTTCGGATGCGTATAGACCCAGTGGGGAAGTATACGCAGGATCTAATGTAATTAAGGTATCGCAGGCAGATGGAAACTATTTCTATCAAGATGTACTAGTGAGTAAAGGCATTGTTTCATTTAGTTCGCTTATGCAGATTGATAGCGGTTTTTCTGGGTCATTCAGATTTGCTATCAATTTCCGAACTAGCACACGTGCACTAGTGAGTGGTTCCGCAACATATTGGGGGAAAAACAACACCACGGCACTAGACTACACCGTGCAGAAATTAGAAGGTATTGTTGTACCAGATGGAACTGCATATGTGAGAATTAATTATGGCTTTACAGGCATTGGCATAGCTAGAATTGTTGAACCAATGTTAGTGTTTGAAAGTACAGTCGGTGCTTACGTGCAAGGCAATTACAACAATAATGCAGCCCTAGCGGAGGTGAAAATCACCGCAGACCAAGCTTTGTTGAACCTATCAACGTATAAAGCAGACGCAAATGGCCGGATTAGTAAAGCTCAGTCGGGAGTAGAAGCAAATTCTATAGCCATTACGAAAAAAGTTAGTCAAATTGATTACGACCAAAAGACGGGTGACTTATCAACTCAATTAAATAAAACAACTGATACAGCTAACAGTACAAAGCAAGAATTGTCGAACTACAAAGAATACGCAGACGGACGAATATCTGTCGTTTCTACTGATCTAACTAAGCTAGCTGGATCAGTTGAACTAAAGCTGACTAAGTCTGATTACGATAATGACCAATCAATACTAAATACGTCATTAACACAGTGGAAAGCTGATTATGACGGTTGGACTGGAACGGTAAGCAAATTATCTGACACAGTTAACAACTTAGGACAAGTCAATCAATTATTTAACACAGAATTTAGCCCTGATATGTCTGGTTGGACGCAAGTTTCTACAGCGTACAGAACTACTGGTAACAACTGGTATGGCTCCAATGTCGTAAAAGTGGTAAATGATGATGGCAATTATCTTTATCAAGACATACCAGTTGGCTCCGGTTTAGTATCGTTTTCATCGGTTATGCAAGTTGACGATGGAATTAATGGTAATTTTAGATTTATTATTAATTTCAGAGATAGCAATCACAATTATATTTCTGCGGCAGGAAATAGTTGGGGACCAAATAATACCAGCTACCTGAGTTATACATTGCAAAAACTAGAGAATATTTCGGTACCAACAGGTGCGGCGTTTGTCAGAGTTCAATTTCAATTTAGGGGTACAGGTGTAGCAAGATTCTTACAACCTATGCTGGTATTCTCATCAACGGTTGGTACTTATGTGCAAGGCAATTACAACAATAATGCAGATCTTGCACAAGTAAGAATCACCGCAGATGGTATTAACAACTTTGTGCGTGATTCGAGTGGTAACATCTCATCCGATTTTCAAACAGCGTTGAGCAAGACGTCTATCATCACAGGCAGCACGTTAGCGACAAGTATTCAGCAACAGACAGCAACACAGATAACATCTGCGTTGACTGACAACAACGGCAAGATTATTAGTTTAATCAATCAGGACACATCCGGTGTTCAAATAGCTGGTAGGAACATCGTTCTCAATGGTGATACAACAGTGACGGGTACGTTCAAAGTAAGCCAAGCCAATATCGCTAACGGTGCGATTGGAACGGCACAGATTGGTGACGCAACAATTACCAGTGCTAAGATTGCTGATGTAGATGTCAATAAAATAACAGGTAACGTTTCTAACTTTATTCAATCAAACTGGAATGGAGAATACGGATCAACGAAAATTACTTCTACCGGAATGTCAGTACAGACTTCATCTGTTTCGGCAGAGTTCATCAGCAATGGAATGAGGTTGACTTCTAGCGGCGAATTAGTGGGCGGAATCGGAGTGCAAGGACTGGTTGGAATGCCAGAAAACTATCAAGGATTAACATTTTGGTTGAATGGTAAAGCCGATTATATGGGGTGGGCTGCTAGAGATTATGGCGATGAAAGTAGTGAACCAACATTAAAGCTGACTTGGTTTCGAGGAGAAAACCTGCCAAATGGTGCCAAGCCTGGATTTAACTTTTATGACGATGTTTTTTTCAAAAAAGATATAGCCGTGTCCGGCAGCACAACTCAAAAACTAACAATGGCAACGAAAACATTCAACAACAATAGTTATCCGTTTTTGGGAGATAGTAGAGCTAATGCTGGATTATCGTTCGGACTTTCTCAAATTTATTTACATTCAGATGGAACGTTTTATAACATGACCAGTGTTATAAAAGCTCTTTCTGGATTAGGAAACATAGCCATTCCCACAAGCTTTGATAGTTCAGGGAAAGCAACTAGCTGGTATAACGTGACAATTTAAAGGAGAAAAATATGAATATTAAAAAGCAATATTTAATCAAAGTGTACAACTTTTTGAACGGTGCTAGTCTTGTCGGTTCTGTGTCGCGGGCGAGAACAAAGCTCAATAAAGCGATTGCCGAAGCATTTCAGGAAATGCAATTAGACGAATCAGAATTAGTAAAAGATTACGGCGGTAAGGTTATACAAGGTGGTTCGGTTAAGTTTGATAAGGAAAAGGGAAATGACCGATTGGCTTTCAACAAAGCCATGACCGAACTTCACAATGAGTTAGCGGTGTTTACAGAAACAACGCAAGACCAGTTTAACCGTTTAAAGAATGCGCTTGAAAGCTATGACAAAGAGTTGAGTAATCAAGACGCAGAAGCATACGATATTTTGTTAAGTGCATTAGAAGAGGAGAAATAATGATGAACATTACAGTCAATAACGAGCAAGTCGCATTTGTTGAAGGAAAGCAAACTTTGCAGTATGCTTCCGTATCGTTTAACTCAGGCACGTTTCCAAATAGTTTGAATGGTAACTTACAAATCACACCAGAAGACGGCATTAGTTTGACATCATCAGAAGATGACATCAAGGCAGCAGCCAAGAAAAAAATTAAAGCGCTTATCACAGACGCTCCGGCAGAAGCAGCTGATACAACTACAGCGGGATAGTCAGATGGAGATGATTAACTGGGTAAGTATGATTGCAGGTGCGGTCGTCGCATTAACAGGGACGTCGATATTTGGGTGGTTCAAAATTGGTGCAACCCAGTTAAAATTGTTAAAGAACGCCAGTTTAGCTACACTTCATTCACAGCTTTATGAGAAGGGCAAACTGTACATTACTAGAGGAAGTATCACACTCAGTGAACTAGACGACTTAGAATATACATGGCAAGCCTATAAGGGGTTAGGCGGTAACGGAACTGGCGAAAAGATTTACCAAAAATGTCGAGAATTGACAATTTCAGACTACACACCAAATCAAGATTTTAAAGAGGTTGAAGAAGTTGCCGCAGAACACGAAGCTAAGCGAAGTGTTTAACCACAAGGAGGTATGAAAATTGAATAAATTAAAACGATGGGTGATTGCTTCATTTGGAGCGGTTGCCTTTTTTGGTGCAATGATCACAGGTGTATCAGCCAATACTAATGGTATTGATGTTGCCAGTTACCAAGGAGATACAACAAGCTATTTCAATTCGTTTAAGCAAGTTGGCGATAACTTTACAATGGTTAAGCTTGGCGGACGAGGTGGCGGTGAGGGTGCTCATTATAGTAACCCTAAAGCCTACGCACAAATTCATAACGCTGACGCAGTTGGTATGCAAACAGGTGGTTACTTCTGGGGTCAATTCGGTGATGATGTAACTGATGCCAGTTATTCTGCTCAATTAGCTGTACAAGATGCAACTAATGCAGGTTTGGCCAAGGGAAGTTATATCGCTCTGGACTATGAAGCAGGAGCGGGTGCAAACAAAGCCAACAACACGACAGCTATTCTAGCGTTCATGGATCAGATTTATGCTTCTGGGTATAAGCCAATGTTTTATAGCTACACTAGCTACGTAAACTCATACGTTGACTTGAGCCGTATTAATGCCCGTTATCCTAATGCTTTGTGGTTAGCTTGGTATGCAACGACAGCTCATCAAGCAACGCCACCTATGCAATACTTCCCGCAATACTCAAATGTGAAAATTTGGCAATATGCTGATAATCACTATGGCGTAGATGGGAACGTGATGGTTGTTGGTTCATTGGATAACAACAAGCCAGCTGAGCAAGTAGCTTCAAAGCCTAGTCAATCAACTAATAAACCAAGTACACCAGCTAAGACACAATACGCTACATTTAGCGGTGTGTATGTTGCTGATTACTGGGTAGGCTATAACAACAAGGTGTATGGTGTGAACTTCGATATGAGTATCAAGCCTATTGATTACAACAACTATATTCCTATTTCAGCCATGACATTGACTGATAAATACGGTAACAAGTTGCGTAACCAGTATATCCAAGGGAATAACGGACGTATGGAATACTTCACTTTGAATGGTAAGTACAAGGTTATTAGCCAAACAGCCACAACTATCAATGTTGAAATTGGTGGTGAACCAGTATCGATGATGAAAGCTTTCGCCACAATCAAATAAGGAGAAATAATGACATTTAATGTAGATTCAAATATTGCGATTCTAATGATCGTATGGCTAATTGTACAGGTTCTGAAACCTACCAAAATTAATAATCATCTGTTACCTTTAATTGCCGTAATTGTAGGTGCATTGGTAGCGACAGGCTTGTCGTTTTACACCAAAGACACAAAGTTAGTTCAAGACATCGTACTAGGTGTATGGGCTGGTTTTGCTTCAACAGGATTAAATGAAACAGCTACTAAATCTATCACATCAATTATTGATGGCTTTGCTAATGGATTTGGTAAAGCGGAAGAAAAGAAAACTGAATAG